GCCCCGCATAACGCGGGGACCAGCGGTCGAAAGACCGTCCAATATTGGCTCTGTCACGTCGGTTGTTCACGGACAATTGACAAAGAAGGTGGAAAGGTATGGCATCCCATACAAAAACAACGGATAATCCGACTGATGTCGGGTATCAGAGCTATCGCAGCACAAACTCTGGTGCAACATGGTCCACTTATGGTGGTCCAGGCACTGAGCGTGTCGCTGACATTCAAATCACTACGACCGGGGTTTCGATCCCAGGCTTTCATGCCAAAGTCAAGCGAGGCGAATTGTTGCCCTATACTCCGTTTAACCAATCCCACTTTACCCTCGCGGGTACTGCGGGTCTCTACACGCTAGCCAAACAAGGCTCGACGTGGTATAAGAGAATTGGTCCTTGGGTGCCTTACAGGTTGTTCATGACCAAAGCTGCTCTAAGCGACGCGCTTATCGCCGCGGTGCCCAACATTGATGTTGGCCCGGCCGTACAAGCATGCGCTGCAAAGATATACAGCTCAGGTCACGATACTCTGACTAGCCTGCTAGAACTTCACAAAACTGCTGCCCTTTTTAAAGGGTTATCCAGCAAATTCGTGAGTCTATTTAGCGCTTCAAAAGCGGCAGGTAATTGGTTAGAATATCGCTATGGCTGGCGGATTCTGTATTTCGAATTACTCGACTTACAGAAAGCACTGTCCAGTCTCGACGAACAACGTACGCGCTTTAGTGATCGTGTTGGATGGTCTCAACATATCATGAATAGCACAGATAGCGTGTTTAACGGCGGAGGTGGGGTTTACTGTAATATGAATTTTACAGACACCATCGAAGTCTCGACACGCGGTGCTATCACCGCTGACATAAACCCTCCGAAATTCCGATTCAACCCGGTAATTACCGGATGGGAACTTGTAAAGTTCTCATTTATTGTTGATTGGTTTATTCAGATTGGTCAGTGGTTAGAAGCGCTGTCTTTCCTTGCGTTAGTTAGTGACTATACCGCGGCTGGTGGAACTTATATCAGCTTTAAGCGGGAAGCAACGTCTAGCGGTCCCTACTTCACTAGTCCAACTACTTATTTGGACGTGGAAGCGGGAACCATGACGGCGGTGCTAAAGGTCACTACTCGAACGCCTCAGCAAGTGGCTTTACATCCGTTCGCAAGCATCAAACTTGATGCTGGCAAGGTCTTAGACCTTGCTGCGCTCTTCTACGGAGGTCTAACAAAGACCCCCTTCCGAGGAACGTTGCGATTATAGAGGAGTAACATGCTATGGCAGCAATGTCAACAGCACTCACTGAGTTTTCCAACATTGGAAACTCGCGTACCTACACGCAGGCAGCACACACGGCTGAAAAGCCCGTTCTTGTGTTGCAAAAGCGGAAGGTACCTTCTGGGAACGAAGTGGTCATTGAAGACACGGTAACGTGTCTCGCAGCCACTGAGGACGTAGACGGCAATATTATGCCCTCTCGTGTGACGTTCTCTGCTACAATTCGCCGCCCAATAGGCGGTGACGCAGCAGATGTAACCGCGCAGCTCGCCGTTTTCCGCGATATAATCGCGGGGGACGAGTTCGGCGCAACGGTTACCACCCAGAATTGGCTAAGCTAAAACTGAGCTTGATGTCCCTAAGTACGAAGATCTTCGCTAACTTTAAGAAAGCGAAATCGGTGTACGAAGGGTCCAAGCTCGGTGAGTCGCTAAGCCCGTTCTTTGGCATGGTAGTAGTTGTTTTAATTGCTACTGGCCTGGGTGCAATGGAGTATCTTGGATTTTCTCAAGTACTCTCATCATAACGTCAACACACTGGAGGATCCACGATGGACCTGTCTACCTTTGCCTTTACATGTTGTAAGGCATATGTCCGTGACCAGAAGGGTCACATTGACGACGAAATCATTACACGTGTCCTGGGATGGATACGTGCTCGTGATATTAATCGTCTGTGCAACGCAAGTGACTACATTGAAGGCGCATTGCATTGCCTTCATTTATGTCGCTTTACCCGCCAAGTGCAGGCCTTCTTTAAGAAGAATCCTGCATTTTCCGACCCGCAAACCTGTTATAAGGCTGCCGAGCACGCTTTCGAGCGCGCAGAGCTTTTATGCCGACTAACAAATAAGCGGTTGGACTACTACTACTTTCACCAACACCGGATTGATCCGGAAGTGAGAGCAGTTCTTGTACGGGCGGAGCATATCCTTTCGGGTATGCTTGGCGATGTAACGGCCTTTATTGAGGATATTCCTCGTTTGGGCCGAGTTACAAGCGGAGCAAGTGCAACACGGGGTCGGCGTACCTCTTTACCGCACCTTAAAGTGCGTACGAGAGGATTACCGGCTACAAAATCAGCTATCCCCTGGCTTCGTCACGTTGCAGCCGTTTACGGCTACGACAAGATGACTTTCAGGGAGACTGACTCAAACCGTGTTACAACTGTACGGAAGAACTGGAAAACCGATAGAACTATCGCGTGCGAACCGGAAGGGAATCTTTTCCTCCAACTTGCATTTGATGGTTTCATTAAGGATAGGATGCGAAAACTTTGGCATCTTGACCTATCGGACCAGTCTAAGAACCAAGATCTTGCCCGGGAGGGTTCTATAGATAATAGCTTAGCTACTATCGACCTCTCGATGGCATCCGACACCGTCTCATTAAACGCTGTTGCATGGTTATTACCACCTCGGTGGTTTGACCTGCTTCGCGCCATGAGATCACCTTACGGTGATGGTTTCGGAAAACGCTATAAGTACGCAAAGTTGTCCAGTATGGGCAACGGAGCGACTTTCGCGTTAGAGACAATGGTTTTTGCAGCTCTCAGCAAAGCGACAAAAGCGGGGATTTCCCGGTGCTACGGAGACGACATAATTGTCTCTAAGGCGCAGGGTCCTCTACTAGTCAAAGTGCTGAGGTTTCTTGGTTTCCGAGTTAACACCGATAAAAGCTACCTAGACGGACCCTTTCGGGAAAGTTGCGGCGCTGATTGGTTCCTCGGATCGAATGTGACGCCGTTCTATTTGCGGGCAGCTAGCTCTATTAAAACTGAGCTCTGCCATATCGTGAACGGTTTGGCGCCACTGACCCACCCCGGGGGAGATCTGGCAAACATGCTTTGCGACTTAGTCGCGACGCAGAAGTTGCCGTTGATTCCCTGGAACTGGTCATCGATTAGCGGCGTTTGGGTTTACCCCTCCACCGCCTACTCCATGAAACTGATACGATCCAAGAACGGGTTGTCCAAAGTTTTGGCTTTTACCTCCAAAACCGGACAGAAGACAATCGCTGACTCCCGAACCTTATTCCTTTGGCATTTATCTGCCAATAGGCGTGAGGAACGGGGCTATGCGGTATATCAACGTCATTTCATTGGTCTGTATACTCATACAGATCCGTGGACGACGCCCATCTCAAGTATCATAAGCAGCTCCGTACCCACCTTCACGCACAAGTTCGTGCGCAAGTGGGTTTGCTGGCACCCGCCAGCAATGGTGACACCGGGACACCTTTATTGGTGGACCGATCAACTAGTCCGTAGTAATACCGGCTAGTTGCGTCAAG